ATGCCGGGCGGGGTATCAATCGGAAACTTCCCCACCTGGGCAATGCCGGGCGGGGTATCAATCACCAGCTTCCCCACCTGAATGCCGGGCGGAGTATCAATCGCCAGCTTCCCCACCTGAATACAGGCGGCAAACGCCCGGAGCTTGGCTCGGATGGCAGGCAGCTTGAGGACGGCCAAGTCCTCTACGACTACATGCGCGCGCTGGCTGCCCGTTTGCGCCGTGTGCGGGTGTGTTGCGGCGACTGGTCACGCGTGTGCGGCCCATCGCCCACGGTCAAACTTGGCGTGACGGGCGTCTTCCTTGACCCGCCCTACTCCGACCTTGCCAACCGAGACCCAGGCTTGTACGCGACCGACTCCCTGGACGTTGCGCACGAATGCCGGAAATGGGCGCTTGAGCAGGGCGACAATCCCCTACTCCGTATCGCCCTCTGCGGCTATACCGGCGAGCACGACGGCGAGATGACAGACGCAGGCTGGACGCCCGTCTACTGGAAAGCGGCAGGCGGGTATGGTTCCCAAGCAGACGCCAATGGCAACGGGCGCGCCAACTCGCACCGGGAAGTAATCTGGTTTTCGCCCCACTGTCTGCAACCGCACATTGTCGCGCCTACCTTGTTTGACTTTGAGGATGACGAATGACTGACGAACTTCTGACGATGAACGAGTACCAAGACATGGCCCTGACAACCTGGGCGCGCACCCCTGGCGACCCCGATAGCGACCTTGCCTATCTCACGTTAGGCATGGTGGGTGAGACCGGAGAAGTAGCCGAGCACATCAAGAAGCATTTGCGACATGGCAAGCCCCTGGACTATGCCGAACTGAAGAAGGAGCTTGGCGATGCCCTGTGGTACCTTGCGGTTATGGCCTACGAATTGGGCTTTCGGCTCGAAGACGTGGCAGCAGACAACATTGTAAAGTTGAAGAAGCGTTACCCTGAAGGGTTCGTCAAAAGGTGGAGCGATGGTTGACAATCTCTTGACCTGATGTGATATGCTATAGCCGTGTCATGGGACGCCTACCACAAGTTTCGCCGTGAATTGTTCCGGGTGCTCCGCTATGCACCGCACAAGGAACAAGAGGCATTCCACGCGTCCACCGCACAAGTACGGTTGCTGGCAGGAGGCGAGAGAGGCGGAAAAGCTATGGACGTGAATACCCTTGTACCTACGCCCGATGGTTGGAAGACGATGGGCGCATTGAAAGCAGGGGACTGGGTATTTGCTGACGATGGGCAGCCTTGCCGTGTGGTTGAAGCCTATGCCGTGATGGAAAACAGACCGTGTGTAGAAGTAACGTTTGACGATGGCACGGTGATAGTGACCGATGAAGAACACGAATGGCTGACGCAAACAGCAACGGAGCGAAAGAACAGCCGCAGGAAGAAGATAGACGGAAAAGAGACAAAGGTAACGGCAGGGGAATTGGTTACGCAGAGAAAACATGGACGCAGGACAAGCAAAGAAATTGGTGACACCCTGATGGTCTATGGTTCCTCACGTACCCCAATGGCAAATCATTCTGTGCTGAACCCGTTGCCAGTACAGTACGGCTACCAAATGCTTGCCATTGACCCCTACGTGCTTGGCGTGTGGCTTGGGGATGGTACGTCTGTCTCTGGCACTATTACGACTGAGGATGACGAGATAGTTAGGTTCATCGAAGAAGCTGGCTACCCCGTTAAGAAGTACAAGGCGGCCTATTTATGGCGTGTCATGCCATTGTATGACCAACTGAAGAATCTTGGTGTCTTGGGCAACAAACACATTCCAGAAGTCTACCTGCAAGGCTCCATTGAACAACGGCGGGCATTGCTACAAGGCTTGCTTGATACAGATGGATATGTAGATGCACGTGGGCATTGCTACTTCTACAACACGAACAAGACCCTGATTGACCAGACGTGCGAACTACTTGCTAGTCTTGGCATTAAAGCACGTGTGCAGGAAGGTAGGGCGAAACTGTACGGTAAGGATTGTGGGCCGAAATGGGCAGTATTCTTCAAGGCCGATGGAACTTTCAGGTTATCACGGAAGCTGAACAGGCAGACCAAAACGGGAGTGATGCAAGAAGCAAGGTACGTGTGGAACGTTCAGCCTGTAGCGTCTCGCCCTGTTCGTTGCATCTCCGTGGATTCTCCAAGCCGTCTGTTCCTTGTGAGCAAAAGCTACATTCCTACCCATAACTCCTATGCCACCGCAATGGACGCCGTTGCACGTTCGGCAGCGAACGCAGCCCTGTACGGGCAGACGAAATGCACCTATTGGATAGTCGGGCCGGACTACGAACAGCCGAGGAAGGAATTTGAGTACATCCACGACGCGTTTAAGGCGCTTGGCAGGAAGATAGACGCATCGACGCCAAGAGCGAAGTCTAGTCCCTGGTGGATGAGAATCGACGGCATAGGCGAGTGGCAGACCAAATCCAGTGGGCAAACGGGCGGGGCAATGGGCAACGTGATGAAGTTGGCAAGCGAAGCCCTTGACGGGGTAATCATGGCTGAAGCCGCACAGCAGACATTGGACGTGATGCTTAAGTGCCGTGGTCGTGTGGCAGAGAAGCGGGGATGGGTCATCCTGTCTGGAACCTTTGAGTCTTCTCTTGGATGGTACGCAAGCTACTTCACGCGCTGGCTGACGGCCAACCCCGAACGAGGCAAATCGTTCAGCGTACCGACCTGGACGAATACGGCGGTCTATCCGGGTGGACGAAATGACCCTGAGATACTGGCCCTGGAAGCAACTTACCCGCATGACCTGTTCTTGGAACGCTTTGCCGCCATACCCTGCAAGCCCGCTACGTTGGTTTTCAAGGAATTTGACGTTGCGACCCATGTGCGGGAAGAAGTAGCCTTTGACCCTGAACGCCCTGTGTACCTTGCCGTAGACCCTGGCTATGCCCCTGGTGCCTACTGCGTGCTGGCAATCCAGACAGGCTACAGCGAACATGCCGAAATTGTGTTCGTGGTCGATGAAGTGTACCGTCACGAAGCGACCGGCCCAGAAGTGATAGCCGAATGCAAGGAACGCAACTGGTGGAAGAACGTGGAAGGCGGGGTGATGGACATTGCGGGCAGGGCGCACATGGCGATGAAGTCCCAACAGGAGGTGTGGCGCGACGAGGCGAACTTGTGGCTCCAGTCGTCAAAGGTGCCCATCCTGGACGGCATAGCACGACACCGAACCTTCCTGATTGACCCTTCCACGAACGAACCGAGGTTGTTGCATTCCCCCTACTGCACCAACATGATAGAGGAATATGCCCTTTACCGGCGACCGACCGACCGGGAAGGAGCGCCGGTCAATGAAATCCCGATTGACCGCAACAACCATGCCATGAAAGCAATCGCCTATTTCCTGTTCAACAAGTACGGAGCGGTAGAACGTGCAACCAGAAAACCAACCAAAGTCCCAACCCTCTAGCGCAGTGGTGAAGAAGAAGCGCCCACCGATGACGCCCGAACAACTTGAGGCAGCTCGCCAACGGGCGGCGAACATGCGTGCTGTTCGTGGAACCACTGCCGTCAAGCCCAAGCCGGAAGAATCCGCCACCCCGGAAGGGCCTACCCTCTACAGCCTGAAAGTTACGGAGCGCACATTGGGGCGTCTGGATTGCTTGCTCAAAGCGCCCGACTTCACGTTCAAGGACTACGACGACCTGTTAGCATGGCTCATCCGGCAGGCGGCGCAAGCCAACCGAACGGCAGCCTTTCACCTGAACATGAGGTATCAGCGTGAGCGGGAACAGATACCAAAGATTCTGTGAGTGCGGACAGCCCGCCGTGGCTATGGTCTACGTTCCGCAGTTGTCAAACCAATGGACAAGACCCCTTATCAGTGTCTTTGCCTTGTGCTATGATTGCCTGCATGACGAGATGGATGCAGACGCAAGGAACGGAATCGACCTATGCCTAGCCGAACCGCCCCCGCCGTGGCGACGGGTTCCCCTGACGAACTCCTGACGCAACGGGCAGAAAAGACCAAGACCGCCTGGGCTGACAGAGACAACGCCCTGGATAGGGCAAGCGACCACTACTGGAACGTGGGCTTGCACAAGGACGAAGGGGAGATTTATCGCGTCCGGGTCACGGACGGACAAGCAGCCGCCGACCTGATAGGCGACTTGCTGAGCGCGCAGAAGTTGACCATCAGCGTGCCGGCGAGAGCAGACACGAACAAAGAGCGCCAATGGGCAGAGAAGGTAGAAGCTTGGCTCCAGGCTTGGCTCCGCATCACCGAGCGCAACGAAGGGGTGGAGATGGTACACGAACTGGCTATAGATGCTGTGCTGAACGGCGCGTGTGTGGTGCGTGTGCTCATGCTCCCTGAGCGTATCAAGGATGTGGAAGATGGCGACCTGACCCTCTACCCCCTGGTGCTGGAACCAAGAGACTGGCGCAACGTGTACCCTGTCTACTCCCGCAGTCGTGTGACCGAAGTCTTTGAGTGCTACGAAATCAGCGTAGGCGACTTGCGGCGCGCATGGCCCCAGGCTGACATACCAACCACGTGGAAAGAGCAGGACATGGTAGAAATGTGGGAATGGTGGGACGAGAAGGAGAAGGCATTTTGGGCCAAAGGCAGCACCATGAAACACGTGGGCAAGGGCAGCGGCTACGCATGGCTCATGCGCCCGACTGAGCACCGCTACGGATGCCTGCCCTACTCGATACGCACCGTGCGCGGGCAAGCCAAGCGCCGGGGCGACCCTGAACGACTGGCCCCAAGCCTGATGCAATCGTGGGCACCTATCCTTGACGTGCTGAACCTTGTCGAATCGGCCAAGATGACAGCCGCCATGCAGTACATCAATTCGGCCTGGGTAGTGCAGACCAACCGCAACGACTTCAAGCTCGACCTGAGTCATGGGGCAGTGAACTACCTGTACCCCGACGAAGCCGCCGAACCCTTGGTCAAAGCGACCGTGCCCGTTGACCTGATGCAAGTGGCGCAGGAGTGGGAAACACGGTTCCAGCGCGCATCCATGCCGACTGCCCTGTACGGCGATAACATTGGCCCCAACATGGCGGGCTATGCCATTGCCCTGTTGTCTGAAAGCGGGCGGCGCATCCTCTTGCCCGTCATTGCCGCTGTTCGGTTGGCTGTGGTCGATGCCTGCTATGTGGCAATCAGGATGGCGGCGGGCCTGTTCGGGCAGACGATGAGAGGCTACGGCCAAGACCTGACGATACGGCTACCGCAATTGTCGATGGACGCCAGAGAGGTCTTGAAGGAATTCGACCTTGACCCGAACGACCTGGCGCACGTATGGATTGACGCATCGCTGACCAACCCCTTGCCGCAGGACGAAGAACGTGAGGTAAACTTGGCTGTGGCCCTACGCCAGCCGGGTAGCAACGGATTGCCGCTACTGAGCGATGAGACTCTGCGTGAGCGATTCCTGCACGTTGCGGACGATGAACGTGAGCGAACGCGCATCTACTCTGAGACCTTTGAGACAACCATCAAAGACACCATCCTGGCTGACATTGCCAAGCAGCAGGAAATGGAAGGAGCGGACGAAGAAGCCATGAACGCCGGGATGCCGCCCCCTTCCAGCTTCCCGCCTGAGATGTTGGCGCAGATGATTGCGCAGGGTAAGCAAGGCGGCGGGCCACCGATGGGTGGGCCACCTATGCCCCCTGGTGCAATGCCTGAGCAAATGCCAATGGAAGGGATGCCGCCCGGTATGCCGATGGAAGGACAACCGCCCATGCCACCGGAGATGATGGCATGAAGCAGCCCAAGCCGCCCGAAGCAGTGGCACGCGTCGTCAAAGCGAACGAGATGGCGCAAGACAGAATCCGTCGCATCTTCCTCAAGATTCTGGAGAAGAAAGTCAAATGATTATCGATGAACCGGGCTATCGCCCTACCCCAACCAAGCCAAGACCAGCAGCATTGCAGAATCTTGCCGCCCGCCAGTGGACGCCTGACGTATTCCTGCCCATGCCGCCCGGATGGGGCCAACCGACAGAAGCAGCAAAAGCAGCCTACAAGCCTATTGGTGAGCGATGGACAGGAGAACGGGCAGCGGCGCACGAACGCATCTATGGGCAACCCTATGATGCTGGCCGCCCTGAACTGAAGCAGCCAAGCGAACAACTGAAGCGCATCGTATCTGTCATGCCGAACGGTGCGAACTTGGTCACGGCAATGGTGCAGGCTCCGCAAAGATTGTCACAGGCAGAGCGATTGCCAGTGGTAGGCGATGTGTTCCGCAACCTGCACTATGGAGCGGTAGCGGCTGGCTCTTACCTGGGACAAGCAGCGCAAGCCCTGGCAGGGACGGCGCTTGGCACGTTGGAAGGGGAGGCGGAACGTAATCCAGCATTGAGAAAAGCACTGTCGGTCAATCCGGTAGGGCTTGCCTTGTCGCCAACGGCCCGTAAAGAGGCACGCACATCCGGTCAGGTTCCTGGCGCGCCTTTCATGGGGATGGACTATTCCCTGTTTGGCGACCCGATCACGATAACAGGCACAGCAAAGGAGAGCGTAGAGCAAGCCTTACCCACCTACTTGAACAACTACAGTGGAGCAGAGCAATTCATAGCGGAGCTTGCAGCCGGTTGGTATCTCGACCCACTTGTAATTTTGGGTATGGGTGCAAAGGCAAGTCAAGCCGCCCGAATGCGGCGCTTCATGTCCGTGTACTTGCCCGGTATGCAGAGCATGGTAGGCGACCTTGACCTACTCGACCGCTTCACGATGGCGACGGCGAGAGGAATCAACGAAGGGAAAGTACCCCTGCTTGGGTGGGTCATGCGTGAGACGCCCAAGACGAATGTCTACCTTGCCGCCCAAGACGCCTTGACCTATGGCGGCTGGCTATCGCAGATGCTACCGCCCGAACCTACCGCCGATGACGTGGTGCGTGTGTTCAGCGGCTTCCTGGCTAACCCTGACGCTGTGACGGGTGGAGCGGCGGCGGCGCGCAAACTGGCTGGCACCCTGGACGGCCTTGACGTTGGCAGCTTGCCCGCTGTGCAGGAAGCGATAGAGAAGGGCGGGCCGGTCAACATGCCCAAACTTGTGGGCGAACTGGCCGACACCACCTTCATGCGGGAAGCGGCAGCAAACAAGATGCTCACGCCGGGAAAGAAGCCCGGAGAAATCGTCTTCAACGAACCCGCCGACCAACGCTTTGTACGCTGGCTCAAGGACATAGAAAGCGCCTTCCTGCTTGGCACGCCCCGCTATGCGATCAAGAACTTCGCCAACAACGTCTTTACCGCAGGCTTTGACGGCTATGGAGTAGGGCGAAGCATGGACGACGCCCGCAGGCTGGCCGCCGAGGTTCCCATAGGCAACCAAAGCTTGTATCAGGAAGTGACTGACGTTCCGGTCAAAGGCTCCAGCGCCTTCACCGAGTACTTGCAGGGCAAAGGCTGGAATCTGAGCGGTAGACTTCCGTGGTCAAGAGCGGTACGGAAAGTGACCACGGAAAGCAGGATAGGCGAACTGCAGGCACGCTTGCGCGTCTTTGGCGATGCAGTGGGTAAGCTCAAGGATGACTTGTACATAGGTGGGCGAGACCTGGGCAGGGGTGCGCGTGGCTTGCGTCCTATCGCCCCACCCGACATTGCCGGCCCCCATGCTGGCTTGGTCAATCAAGTCTTGGCGCGAGATTGGAACGTAGCGACCGCCCGCCAAGAAGTACAAAGCGTGCTCAACGGTGGGACGCGCCCGCCCCTTGACGTGCTCCTGCCCCAACGCCTGTACTTGCAGCCGGACATGCTCACGGCCCTAAACACAGCCTGGAAGAATGCCAAGAGCAAAGATGACTTCATGCGCGTGCTCGACCGGGCTGATAACCTGATGCGCCAGCAGATGGCCGACGCAGCCGCCAGTGGCGTCCATGCCGACATGACGCAGATTGGCGATGCTATTGCCCCTGTTGCCGAGCAGATGGCGGCCACCATCATCCCCAACGTCCCTGGCACAAGGGAGATTGCCGAGCAGGTTGCGCAGGCAGAAGTGGGACGCACTAACGCCGTACTACAGGGAGTGGCGCAGGCAGTGGGGCAAGTGGCAAACGACCCTGCCAGCACAGAGCGCGCAGCCAATGGCGTGCTTGCGATTATGACCCGCTTGCAATACCAGTGGACGAGCGACTACATTGAAGCCAACCGTCTCTTGAACCGCTACAACGGAGCACGGCAGAACGTCTTCGAGCGCGGCCTACAGGGAGAGGACAAGGCGCGCGCCCTTGAGACCGCATGGGACAACTACCGCACGGCGATAACCGAACACTGGACACGGCACCACGAACAGGCTGACCGGCTGACCCAAACCCTGTTGGGGCAATTCAATGACCTGGTAGCGGGCAAGATTCCGGCTGGCAGTTTCGACCAGCGGGTAGCGGAGCGGGCAATCACGCACCTACAGCGGAACACGCCTGAACTGTTTGCCGACGACATCTTCTAGGCAAAGGTGGACGGCAACCGCAAGACCCTGAACTTCGAGCGACAAGCCGTGGTGCAAAGGGTCATGGGCTACGTGGCACGAACGGGCGACACGACGCCGGTGGGCTGGCTGGCCGATGCAATCAAGGAAGAACGGCGCTTGACCGATGCAGCCGTAGGCGAGATAACGGGAATGCGCAGCACCTTGCGCAAAGACCCGAACTGGCCTGACTTTGCATCGCAAGCCTGGGACGCCCTGAACACCGACCAGCGCAGCGTGTGGCGCGCCTTCCTTGCCGCAATGGACGACGCCGACAAGGGCGGGCAATTGGTTCCACCCCGCTTCAACCAGTACACCGAACTGCTACGCCTGACGGAGGCGAACGACCGGGTAAACGCCCTGAACAAGTTGGCGAAGGGTGCGGGCATAGCGACGGCC